AGAATCAGCAATTCTATCTAAATCTAAGTTCTTTCAAGATAAAGATATGATTACTACAGCAGTGCCAATTATTAATGTGGCATTGTCTGGTAAGTTAGATGGCGGTCTAACTCCAGGTCTTACTATGTGGGCTGGTCCATCAAAACATTTTAAGACTGCATTTTCACTTTTGATGGCCAAATCGTACCTAGACAAGTATAAGGATGCTGCACTACTATTCTATGATTCGGAATTTGGCACACCTCAGTCTTATTTTGATACTTTTGGTATTGATCCTGATCGAGTGTTACATACTCCCTTGGTGGATATTGAGCAACTTAAATTTGATGTAATGGCACAACTCACACAATTAGATCGTGATGATAAGTTAATTATTGTCATTGATTCTATTGGTAATCTCGCATCTAAGAAAGAAGTTGAAGATACACTTGAAGGCAAATCTGTTGCTGATATGTCCAGAGCAAAGCAGATCAAATCCTTGTTTCGCATGGTTACACCACACTTGACTATGAAAGACATTCCAATGATTGTAGTCAATCACACTTACAAAACTATGGAACTCTATGCCAAAGATGTGGTAGGCGGTGGTACGGGTTCATATTACTCCGCAGACAATATCTTTATTCTTGGCCGTCAGCAAGAGAAAGAAGGTACTGAAGTCGTAGGATATAACTTTATTATCAATGTAGAGAAATCCAGATACGTTAAAGAAAAGTCTAAGATTCCTGTTACTGTGGCGTTTGAAGGTGGTATCAGTAAATGGTCAGGTCTCCTAGAAATTGCACTAGAATCTGGTCATGTAGTGAAGCCTTCAGTTGGATGGTATAGCAAAGTAAATACTGAAACTGGTGAAGTCGAAGATAAGAAATACAGAATTAAAGATACAGATACAAAATATTTCTGGATGTCTATTCTTAAAGATAAAACATTCCGTGACTTTGTTGAAAACAAATATTGTGTTGCTTCTGGTAATATCATGGATGAGGACACTGAAAACATTTTTGCTGAGGCATAATATGATTGAAGGAATTGATTACTGTTTCATTTATCCAAAAGATGACGCATCTGCTGTTCATATTAAACTCATGGAAGGACCATATAAGGATACATTATTCAAATATGGTAAAGTCAAATTTGAAGAGAAAGAAGAACAAGTCTATTTACTTTTTGGTTATGATGTGTTAGAATCTATAGTAGATAAACCAAGAAAGTTGGAGAAAGATATGAACTTCAAAAACTATCTTGGTGATTTTCTCGTTGAACTTATGTCTGCAAATATTGATCAGGAAATAGATGATGAAACGATTGGAACAAACAATACTGAAGAATTTGATTTACAATGAAGAATATCTTCGGAAAGTATTACCATTTTTAAAGCCTGAGTATTTTAATGATAGAACTGAAAGGGTTATATTTGAAGAGATTGAAACTTTTACAACGAAATATAACTCAACTGCATCGATTGAAGCGGTCATTCTTTCCGTCAAAGATAGACGTAATCTTACAAATAATGAAATAGAAACTTGTAAAACATATCTTGATGAAGTTCAAAGTCTCAAATCAGAAGAATCTAAAATTGAATGGCTTACAGATAAAACTGAAAAGTTCTGCCAAGAAAAAGCAATTTATAATGCCGTATTGAATTCTATTACTATTCTTGATGGTAAAGATAAGACACAAGATAAAGGTGCTATTCCTAGTATTCTATCAGATGCGCTTGCTATTAGTTTTGATACCACTGTTGGTCATGATTATCTAGATGATTCTGATCAACGATATGATTTCTATCATAGAAAAGAAGAACGCATTCCATTTGACCTAGAATATTTCAATAAGATCACTAAAGGTGGTCTTCCCAATAAGACTCTAAATATCGCATTAGCAGGTACGGGTGTTGGTAAATCACTATTCATGTGTCATGTCGCAGCAGGATGCATGGTGCAAGGATGTAATGTACTGTATATCACACTTGAGATGTCAGAAGAGAAGATTGCTGAAAGAATTGATGCGAATCTTTTAAATGTGACTCTTGATGATCTAGTAGAGTTACCAAAAGACATGTACGATAAGAAAGTGGATCGTGTTCGCAAAATGACGAATGGTAAATTGATCATCAAAGAATATCCAACCGCTTCTGCTTCCGCAACTCATTTTAGGACTTTATTAAATGAACTTAATCTTAAGCGTAGTTTTGTTCCCGACATTATTTTTGTTGATTATCTCAATATCTGTTGCTCTTCTCGCATTAAAGCTGGTGCATCTGTTAATTCCTATACGTATGTTAAGTCTATTGCTGAGGAACTTAGGGGCCTTGCAGTTGAGTTTAACCTTCCCGTGGTGTCTGCTACTCAGACAACAAGAAGTGGATTTACGAGCAGTGATCCAGGACTGGAAGATACTAGCGAATCGTTTGGGCTCCCGGCAACCGCCGACTTGATGTTTGCTTTGATTTCTAGTGAAGAATTGGAAGAACTTGGTCAGATTATGGTAAAGCAGTTGAAGAACAGATACTCTGATCCAACGATGTATAAGAGATTTACAGTGGGTATCGATAGAGCAAAGATGAAGTTATATGATACTGAACAATCTGCACAACTCGATATTGCTGATGCAGGTAAGATAGAAAAGTCAGAAGATAAATTTAAGAAATCTTTTGAAGGTTTTAAGATATGAGTTTTCAGTTAGAAGATGCATATTATTGTGCCGATGTGATAGAGAAATATTACAAAGGTTATAGTAGAATCGATCAGTATATGTTCGATGAGAAAATGGAGTATATGAGAAATAATTATGTAAATACTTTGTTTCCCATCGAGGATGAATTATTCTCTGATTTTACTATGCATCCAAATGATATGGACATTGAAGTATGTGAAATTGAAAGTCAAAAATGGTCAAGAATGTTGAATATCACTAGTTCATTCATTCATAATTCATCACCTGGTAGAAATGTCAGATTGGCAGTCCGTGAAAGAAATACGAATAAATATTTAGGGTTCATTAAGATTGGATCTCCAGTTATTAATTGTAAACCTAGAAATGAAATTTTAGGCCAAGTTTTTACTCAATCACCAGAGTGGTCAAAGTCTTTTAATAAAACTTCAATGATGGGTTTTGTTATTGTTCCATCTCAACCTTTTGGATTTAATTATCTAGGTGGTAAGTTGATTGCATCAGTTTGTTGTTCACACGAAGTTCGTGAGATGATTAATAAGAAGTATAATATGAATCTTTGCTTCTTTGAAACAACCAGTCTATATGGTTCAAGTAAAACAACATCACAATATGATGGAATGAAACCATATCTCAGACATAAAGGTGATACTCTTAGTAACTTTCTTCCTATAATTAATGGAAAAACATATAGAGAGTTATTAGAACATGTTGAATCTAAGATTGGAAAGTTTATATCTGATGATGATTCTAGTAAAAAACTGAAAAGAATGAATATGATAATAACACTTACTAAAAATCAATTGAAAAAAACTGATAGATATGATAACTTTGTTAGAGTGTTAGAACATGCCAAAAATTTAACAGAGAGAAAACGATATTATATTTCAAATTATGGTTTTTCAAACTATATTGATGTTGTAAAAGGCAGAACTGATACTCTCGTAAAAGATGAAAATTACGATAAACATCATCTTGAAAATATCATAAAATGGTGGAAAAACAAAGCAACAAATAGATACGAAACTCTAAAAACAGAAAACAGACTAAGAACAGAACTTGAAGTATGGACTTCAGGTAAACAAATAGATATAATAAGATAAATAATAATTCTTTTACAAATAAAAATAATGAAATCTTTAGATAAAATTTTAAATACTTATCAAAATGAAATAAGTCCTAAGTCAACTTCAAAGAAAAGAATTTATATTATAAAACATAAAGATAAATTGTCTGCACAGAAAGATATTGAAAATGATTTAAAAAAGAATAAAATAAACTTCTATCGTAAAAAAGATAATTCATTATCTGGTTCTACAGAGATAACTGTTATATCTGATACCTTACCTGAAATCTTTTTAGTATTTAAACCAGCTTCAGGAGGTATGAGTGAGACTACTCTAAATTCTACAATTACTGAACTATCTCCTGCTCTTGCATTTTCTGAAAACTTTAAACCAAAAGATATTGATTCATTTTATCAATTTTTAAAAAATATAGATCATAAAAAATCTTCAGTATATGTTATAGATCGTGATAGGGTAGCGGGTGAAAAATTTATAAATGAATTTCCATCTTCATCTAAATTTAAAGAAAAGATGGAAAATGCTATGGGTGTTTTAAAATACTTATATGAAGAAAATAAAAAAAATAAGATTAAAAAAGTTTATTGGGGATACAGAGAAAAACCAAAAGGAATAGATAGTAAGCACAAAGGTGATTTATTTCTAGAATATTTCAATGATAAAATGGTAGGAGTATCATTAAAGGCAGGATCAGAAGGAAGTAAAGAACCTAAACTCAACACATACGTTAATCCAATTTTACAAAATCTTAATTTAAAAAAAGTTGATGAATTGAGACTTGAATTATGGAATAAAACATATAAAAATTTCACTAAAGACAGATTTAATTATGATAAAAAAAGTGAAGAAAAAAAAGTATTAATACAAAAACTTTCAAGTCTTGAAAAAAATGATGAAAATATGTATAATGAACTATATGATAAAAATTTAGATATTATCAGAAATTATTTAACAGAATCTTTTCAAAATAATGTAAAAAAAACAGTATCATATTTAAGTTCAGCAATTGTTGGTAAAGATGATGTTGTTCCATTGATTGTTATCAAGGCATATGGAAAAGATTATAAAATTCTTACTGATGAGGATGATGTTGGTATTTTCTTGCCTAAAGTTAAAAAAATAAAATCTTATCCTTCAAAAACATCAAAACAAGATTTCTATGTTGAATTAATATCTTCACCTACTGATATGTTAAAAATGAAATTTTCAGTTAGAACTAATAAAACTGGAGATGAACATAAACTTGGTCAATTTTATAATTTGGCTGTTAAATTTTCAGGAATAGTTTAAACACATAGGACATAGGATTATATTATGACAGCAACAGTGATTATACCTACAACAGGTTCGATTGAATCCAAACAAGCAATACAGAGTGTTCTATCTCAGACATACCCAACTAAATGTTATGTGATTTCTGATGGTGAAAAGTTTCATTCAAAAACACGATCAATCGTAAACAACTTTAAAAATGTAGAATCCTGTTATCTACCAATCAATGTTGGTGCGAACGGTTTCTATGGTCATCGAATATATGCTGCATTTACACATCTGATCAATACAGAATATGTACTATATCTTGATCAAGATAATTGGTTAGAACCAAATCATGTTCAATCTTGTATTGACACTATTCAAAGTAAAAATCTAGATTGGTGTTATTCACTCAGACAAATATGTGATAAAGATGGCAAATATATATGTAATG